AGATCGCATAGAGCAGGCAAGACGCATGGGGGCTATGGCAAGACTTATTGCCAATCAAGGAGTTGCTCCAGTTATTGTAGACTTTGTTTGCCCAACAGCAGAGACTCGTGAAGCATTTGGTAATCCAAATATTTTAATATTTATGGACACAATTATTGATAGTCGTTTTGAAGATACAAATAAAATGTTCCAACGTCCTGAAACCGCTAACGTATACTTTCCTGATCATGAACTCAATGCTCAAGAAAAAGCATCTCACATAATTCAAAAACATAATCTACACGATTGGTCTGCACCAACAACACTTATGCTTGGTCGCTATCAACCATGGCATGAAGGGCATCATGCTTTGTATTTACAGGCTGGAATGAGAACAAACCAAGTGCTACTTGGAGTACGTAATACATACAACACTAGTGAAAAAGATCCACTTACATTTGATGAAGTAAAGGGTTATATTGCTAAAGATGGGTTTATGAAAGATGCAATGGTATTGCGTTTGCCAAACATTACTAACATTGTCTATGGCCGTGACGTGGGATACAAAATTGAACAAGTAGATTTGGGGGCAGACATTCATGCAATTTCTGCTACGCAAAAGCGTAAAGAATTGGGAATATAGGTTATGGATACATTAATCGCTCTTATAATATCGTTTGCATTTGCTGGGGTAATGGTTTATGTTATAGAAAAGAAGTTTGGAAGATTAGACGATAGTGACATAAATCTATGACAGTAACTAAAGCAAGATCATTTGCTAAGGCGCTAAGTTATCGTATATGGGGAACACTATCTTCTGTTGCAGTTGCTTATGTTATAACAAAGAACGCTTCACTTTCTGTAACGATTGCATTTTGGGAAACAGTTGTTAAGGTATTTATTTATTACGCACATGAACGTGGTTGGAATAAAATACAATGGGGTAGAAAGTAATGTATACGAACGAAATGCGTAGGGCTGTGCATTCAATTACACCTCCTAAAGGATTTGGCGTAGAGATTATTGACAACGAACACTTTCTTACTGTAAAATTAGATGAATACAAATTTATAAAAATGCTACATGATGAAAAAATAGCAGCACTTCAGTATGTAGTACAATTAAAAAATGCACTAGAGGTAAACGGTGCTATTGTTTTAGTAACTAGGGAGGCCATAAAATGACTAAGGCGTATTATACAAAAAAAATGTGGGATGCATTTAATAACATTGAATGTCCAGGTGGATTTCATATTAAAGTTGAAGACAAACTCTTTTTTTTAAAAGTAACTGTTGATGAAGAACAGTACAACAATATGACAGAAGAATCTAAGCCAGTAGTATATGGGTATTTAAATGAAGTTAAAAAAACCTTAGAAGATCTTGGAGCAAGTGTATTGCTAATTCAAGAAAAATGGCATGACTAAAAAATGTTAAAAATATTTATTTGCAAACTTAAAGGTCATGATTTTGTTGACGCAGGCTCTTGTCCGTTCACTGGTAAGAACTATGCAGCATGTCTAAGATGTGGAGCAACAATAACAAAATGAAAAAGAAAATAATTATATTAATCTTATCAGCAATATCTGTTTCTATTGCAATTAATCTGTTTTTTGCTTCAAGGCTTAGTCAGTTATCAGACTTAGATTTATTTGACATTGAGGAAGATGACTTTTAATGCTGGCCAGAATGGGGTACAATAGATAGTATGGAAATGATCCTTTTGATATTTTTTGCTACCCTGTCTTTTTCTTTTGGCATAGCGTATTGGGCTACCTTTGATAAATTAAAAAAGTCTAACTTGCTATTGGCTGAACTTTTTATAAAAACCAGGGCACTTGAAGAATTAAACTCTCAAGTAAGTGGTAGTATGAACATGTCTGAAGATACAGTCCATAAGGAAAACTTCATAAAGTTTCTTTCTGACTCAAGAGATTGGGCCTTTGAATATATTGAACAATCACAAAAAACCATTAAAGAGGTTTCAGATGAGTTAAAGGTAAAAGGTTTGGACAACTATTCTAAAAAACTTTTAGCGCTTTTACCAGAGATTGGTCAAGAAAAGAAATAACATGAAAGATATATTACTATCAACTATTACAGGTTTTGGATGTGGCTTAGTATTTGCTGCATTCAAATTGCCAGTCCCAGCACCACCAGTTTTTGCGGGTATCGCAGGAATTATTGGTCTATGGATTGGTTTTACAATAATAACACAAATTATATCCTAGGAGGAATAATGAATAACTTATTAAACGATAAGACAAAGGCAATGCTAGCATCATACGGACGATCTGTTCTTGGTGCAGTAATTGCACTTTACATGGCTGGCGTAACAGATCCTAAAGATCTTTGGGCTGCACTAGTTGCTGCTTTAGCGCCCGTTGCATTGAGAGCGCTCAATCCTAATGACAAAGCGTTTGGCGTATTACCAGATACTGGTATTATTTCAGATGCTCTTGGCAAGATTGTGCCTGTTAAAAGTGCACCAAAAAAGAAAAAGGCTGCTAAGAAGTAGTTTATATTAAAATAAGAAGCGGGTATATAACAAATGTATGCCCGCTTTTTTAATAATGTGGAGAAATTAATGAAAAAATTATTAGTTGTATTGCCAATATACAATGAAGAAAAATTAGTTGAAAGAGCAATAAATAGTATACTGAATCAGACATTTCAAAACTTTGAATTATATATTGTTAATGACTCTTCAACAGACAAATCATCGTTAAAGATAGAGCAATATTTAACTAACCATAAAGTTAAAATAATCAATAACGCTCAAAATGGTGGCTGTTTTTATAGCAAAAATATTGGAATTCAATTAATGGAAAAACAAAATTTTGATGTTTATACGACCCATGATGCTGACGACTTTTCTGATTCAACAAGGTTTGAAAAAATAATGCATTTTTTTAATAATGATAATTTACTTGCACTACAAGATAAACAAATAAAAATTGGAAATATACCACCAAAGTGGCACTCAAACCCAGGGGATGTTATCTATAATCATGCACATGCGTTTTTTAGTAAGAAGGCTTTTAATATATTTGGCTATCTTGATAACGTGTTATGTGGAGCAGACACAGAGTATTGGCATAGGGTTTTGAGATATGTTAATATTAATAGTAAATATAAAATAAAAAATTTTGATGAATTGCTATACTATGCACAACTGACAGATGATAATATGATTCTTAGATATGGTTCTGATATTAGAGATGCATATTTTAAAAAACATATGGAAGAAACTGGTAAAATGAAAGAAGATAAAGATTTTTATAGACCATTTTTTAATATAGAGGAGGCAATAAAATGAAATATTTAGTAACTGGCGGTGCTGGATTTATTGGATCAAATATAGTTGATTCTTTAATTAAACTTGGTCATGAGGTTGTTGTTATTGACAATGAATCTTCTGAGTCTCACGATTATTTTTTTTGGAATAAAAATGCAAAGAACTACAAATTAGACATATGTGATTATGAAAATACAAGAAGTCTTTACGATGGAGTTGACTACGTATTTCATGTTGCAGCAGAAGCAAGAATACAGAGAACAATAAAAAATCCAATAAGATCTGTAAAAACAAATGTAGTTGGAACTATAACAGTGCTTCAATGTTCAAAAGAAGCAAATGTTAAAAGAGTCGTATATTCTTCAACATCTTCTGCGTATGGAAAGAATGAAATACCAAATGAAGAAACACAGTTAGATGATTGTTTAAACCCATATTCAATTTCTAAGGTTGCTGGAGAAAAATTATGCTCAATGTATACAAACATTTTTGGATTAGACACAATAATATTTAGATATTTTAACGTATATGGAGATAGGCACCCAACAAAAGGTATATATGCACCAGTGATTGGACTGTTTGATGTTCAAAAATTAAATGGTGAAAAATTAACAATTGTTGGCGATGGAGAACAAAGAAGAGATTTTACAAATGTTAAAGATGTTGTAGATATAAACATACTTGCAACAACAAAAGACATTGATCGTAAATATTTTGGTAATGTTTTTAATGTTGGAACTGGAACAAATTATTCTGTAAATCAGATTGCATCTTTCATATCAGATAATACTATCAATATTCCAGAAAGACTTGGAGAGGCAAGAGAAACACTTGCAAATATTAAAAAAGTAAAAGAAGTTTTTGATTGGGAGCCAAGTATAACTTTAGATCAATGGTTTAAAGAAAGAAATGTTTAGCAATGATAGAGTATTTATTTATTGGAGGAACTGGCAGGTGTGGAACAACCATTCTTTTAGATTATTTAGAAAATAATTCAAAAATTTATGCAACAATTAAATCAGAAATAAAAGTTTTAACAGCAACAAATGGCCTATTGGATTTATATAATACAAAAGACTTAAACAATTTTAATTATTATATTGATCAATCTGTATTAAATAAAACTGATGGTCAAACTGCTTTTATAAATTCAATAAAATATAATGATGTCACTGAAATGCTAAAAAAGTTAAATGAAAATTTTAAAGATAACAGCAAAGAATCAATTAAAGATTTTTACTTTAATTGTTTTTATAAACAAAATATTCTAAAAAACAATGTTAAATACTTAGCAGACTCAACGCCAGAAACAATAATGAATGCTGATAGAATAACTAACATTCTTCCAAATTCTAAATTTATTCATATGATTAGAGACGGCAGAGACTCTGGATACTCAGAATATCTTACAATGAAAGATTATAAATTTTCTAATAGGATTAAAAATGAATTTGATGGATTAAACCATTGGCACCAAAGAATTATTAAGTCTTTTAAATCTTTAGAGAAATTAAGTAACGATAAGTCTATCAACGTTAGAATTGAAGACTTTGTTGTTAATGATAGTAAAAATCAAAAAGAAAGAATTATAAATTTTTTAAAAGTAGATGATGAAATACACATGAAAAGTTTTTACTCAAATAATATTAAAGAGTCATCAATGTCTAATGGCAAGTGGAAACAAGGCAAAAACTGGAAAGAGTATGATGAACAGTATAGTTTAATATTAGAAGATTTAAAGCAACAGGGTATAATTATTGAAAAGTACTATTGATTGAAAAAAAATGACTGATTTTGTATATATATGTAAAGATGGAATAAACGAAGAACTAAAGTACTCAATTAGATCTGTTGCATCTTCTTTTCCAGATTCAAACATCTGGGTAGTTGGTGGCAAGCCTGACTGGTATGTCGGAAACTACATAGAAATAGAACAAAAAGATTCAAAGTATAAGAATGCTGTAAGAAATTTAGAAACAATTTGTAATTCACAAGAAATATCAGAATCTTTTATTTTAATGAATGACGATTTTTATATTGTTAAAAAAATAGATAAGATAGAAAATTTTCACGGTGGCTTTTTATTAGACAAGATAAACTTATATCAAAAACTAAATAGTAATTCTCAATACACCAGAAAACTTTCAAGAACATATAATAAACTTAAAGCCTTGGGATTTGAAGATCCTTTAGATTATGAACTGCACATTCCCATGATTATGGAAAAACAAAAATTAAAAACAATAATAGAACTTTTAGATCAATTCCTGTGGAGATCAATTTATGGAAACAAGTTCAATGTTGGTGGAACACAAATGGAAGACGTTAAGGTTTATAATTCTGGACCACTAGTGCTTAAGTCTTACGATTTAAACGTAGATGATCACACATATTTATCCAGTGCAGACAGTTCATTTAATAATATATTTAATAAAATACTTAAGTTTATGTTTGACAAAAAAACTAAATTTGAAAAATAAGTTCTAAGTATTTATCTTTTAATATTGCTGGTGCAAAGTTATTAAATCCTAAATCATAAGCCTGTTGCTTGTAATTAGTCTTATCATTGAGACACATGTATTTATCAATTGTTTGTGCTAACAAAACATTGTTTGCTTCAAACAGGTTAACTCTAACCTTTGTCCTGATTGTTCCTATAGGATCTGATTCAACTAACCATTCTTGTGGCAAAATTTGATTGTTGGGTGAAACATTTGTCATAAAAACGGGTAGACCAGAAAGCAAGGCCTCATTCATTGGTAAACACAGTCCTGCATATCGTCTTGGTAATACCATAGCATCAAAGCCATTATAAAGATCTTCCCTGTTGTCTGGATTGCCAACCTCAATCTTTAGCCTTGAGTCTGTTACATTAGTTACCATCTCACTTTGACTTCTAATAACTAATTCATAATCTGCTTTAGAGTGCTTTAGCATATTTATTACGGTTTCAGTACCGTTTCTATCTTTGGCTGCTTTCTTTCCAGCAATGTGTAACAGTCTATTGTGTGATTTAGAAATGTTATTATTTTTTACAGTTGTAAATAACTCAGGAGTAGTTGGAGGTGGAAGGTGAATTACCTTTGTTCTATCTCCAAACATACTTTGAATTGTTTCAATTTGCCACAAACTTGGAGATAACAAAACAGTTGGTAATGGTAATTCTGGGTTTGATAAGTGACCAAACAATTCGTAATTGTATTGCAAAATAGTTTTTACTCCACGTTTATTTGCAAATCTTATAAAGTTTTGATCATAAAAGGTTTCACAACTTAACACAACATCTACATCTCCTAAAAACATCTTAATCTGTTGAACAGACGGAAAGCCATGTGTCTTGATACAACTGTATTGGTCATACCATTCTGGATGCTGGGAGTTATTATTAAACGGGGTAGAGTCAATTAAAAGAATCTTATCAGGACTAAGCATATTGACTAACTCTCTAGTCTGATTACCAAGGCCAGTATTATCTGATCTTGCTATGATTCCTAGTCTCATTCTTTATACCCCCAAGTTTTATCATCGGAAGTATACTTTCTTGTGCCTTGACGACCATCTAAGTGATAAGAGCGTTTGATATTGCCTTCAGGATGATATATCCAGAGTTTGTGCATATCCCATCCTTCTTGATTAAACACCTCATAGGGAGATATATCATCTTGAATTACTCCATGAAATGTATCTTCTATGAAAAATTTATCTTTACATCTTGGA